GGGTGCAGGATTGGGACAGATGGCGGCACCAGAACCGTGAGCGACGGACAGAACAAATCAAAGAACTGCTACGGTGACGGATTGGACTGCGGTCCAAACGGGCACATCGAGGAAACCGGCGAAGGTCGGTGGCCGGCGAACGTGGTGCACGACGGGAGCGATGAAGCTGTGAGGTCGTTTCCGGATACTGAACCCGCAACAAAAAGATCAGAGCGTGGCGACGGCGCAGGTGTGGTAACGAGTTTTAACTGTTCGAAGGGTATCCGTGGACACGCTGACGATGGAGGTTCGGCTGCGCGGTTTTTCTATTGCGCGAAGGCGTCAAAAGCAGAACGTGAAGCAGGACTGAACGGGATGCCGGAACACAATGGCGGCAGCTACGAGTTCCGACAGGATGGCAGTCTGGACGGGAAGATTCCAACAGGGCGCAGGAATGTTCATCCGACGGTAAAACCAATTGACTTGATGCGGTGGCTGGTGCGGCTGGTGACACCTCCGGACGGCGTTGTGCTGGACCCGTTCGCGGGCAGTGGGTCAACGTTGATCGCAGCATGGCAAGAGGGATTCCGCGGGCTGGGATTCGACTTGAGCGAGGAATATGTGACGATATCGAACGCGCGGATCAAGCATTACAAGCGTGTGGGTGTGCAGGATGGACTGGCGCTGGAGGCGGTGGCGTGAACGTCAAACGAGAGATCCTTCACTGCGTTCAGGATGACGACGGGGCGAACGGCTGATGGCGAAGAGCAGTCCGATTCCGGGATGGATATGCAAGGATCCGTGCTTCACGGTGGTTGTGCGCGGTACGCCTGAGCAGCTGCCAGTCGATCCGGAGGAGCTGGGCGACGACGCACTGGTGGTGTACGAGCCCGGCGAACCGGACGAACGTCCAGACTTCCATCACGAATGCCCGTCCGAGGGGTGCGATACGCCGATGACGTTCTCAGCGGACGTACGGCAGTACATCGGAACACTCAAGGGACGTCAGCGAGCAACGGGCGCGAAGACGGTGGCGGGCAAGAAACGCCTAGCGAAAGCGCAGAAAAACAAGACGGCAGCCAGTTTTCAGCGCAGCCGTTACAACGCAGTCAAGACAGGGCAGTACCTGCGGAACGTCACTGAGCTGCCGGCGACTCACGGACAGTACAACTTCTGCAGCGGGTGTCCATTCGATGAGCTGTGCAAGGCGAAAGAGTTCAGCCGTTGCGCACACATGATCATGCTGACCGGGGAAGCGGCGGACATGCTGAAGACGCCGGAAGGTCACGCAGAGCTGACGCAGATGCTCGGTGCGACGAACACGGTGATCCTGCGCAACATGCAGGCGCAACTGATGCGTGACGGTGTGACGCAGGAGAAGATGGTGATGATTCCGGGCAAGGGTCCGATTCCGGTGTGGGAACGTGACGACAAGGGTGCGATCGAGAAGGACAACGACGACGAACCCATCCAGGCGCGGGACAAGGACGGGCACCTGATTTGGGAAACTGAGACTGAGCTGCATCCGCTGGTACGTGCCATTCCGGATCTGAACCGTGCATTGAATGCGAGCCCGGGGGATGCGCTGGCAACGAAGCGGACGGCTGGAGACCAGGAAGCGAAAGAATCGCTGAACGAAGCACTGGGAAACCTGCTCGGAGAATCACTGGCGGAGAAGCTGAACGCGGCGGTCAGCAAGGAAGGTTCTGGCGCCGGCAGTGAGGATCTGTACGACGAGGAAGTGGACGGGTTCGCGGACGATGTGTCAAGCGGGAGCACGACGTGACCGAGTGGCGGGACGAACATCACGACGCGGTGATTCGGGGCTGGTCACAGCTGGGAGTTGCACGTGCGGCTGACGAGCTGGACCTGAAGCCGGGTGCGAAGGCGGAAGTGGATCTCGGCGTGGGAGCGTTCATCGGACGTCTGCGAGATCCGCAGATCGAGGCAGTGTGGTCGCGTGGCTGGTCGCATGTGACGAAAAACGTGCTGAAGGATCCGCAGGTACGCCAGGTGCTGGCGCAGAAACGTGACGGAATTCTCGCTGGTGGTTGGTCGATCAATCCACCGAACGGTGCGACGATCCAGGAGAAGGCACGGACGCGGCTGATCCAGGGATGGCTTGAAAACCTGGAGCATCACGACCTGCTGAGTGTGTTGCGGATCATGCTGCTGGGGCAGTTGTACGGGTGGTCGCTGGCTGAGAAGGTGCTGGCACGTGTTGCAGGACCGCGGGGAGCATTGTGGGCGCCGGTGACGTTGAACCCGTTGCCGCAAAGCCAGTACCAGTTCGAGGTGGACAGGTTCGGACGACCTGAGAGGGCGGTGTTTGTCGGGCAGTACAACGCGTCGAAGGGTCCGAAGCATCCGATGAGCCGCTTCCTGTACCTGGTATTCGGATTCGACGAGAATCCGTACGGGAACAACGCGATCGACGGGATCTCGTTTCTGCTGTGGGTGAAGGGACTAGCGCTGAGATTCGCAGCGATCTACGCCGAACGGTTCGGGCTGCCGTTCCTGGTGGCAACGAACGAGAAAGGCGAGCAACGCGCGAACTGGAAGGACGGGCTGGAATTGCTCAAGGGCATCGTGAACTCGGCAAACGCACGAGCGGGCGATGTAGTGCCGGCAGGCTGGAAGCTGGAATTGCTGGAAGCTGCCGGGCAGGGTGTGGATATTTTCGAGCGAGTGGTGGATTCGCTCTGTGACAAGCAGATCGCGAAAGCATTCCAGATCGCACCACTGGTGGCAGGCGGTGCGGAGAAGGGTGGCGGTTCGTACGCACTTGCCGGTGTGCAGCAGGATCAGATGACACCGACGAAGCACCTGGACCGTCTGGTTGTGCAGGCACGGATACAACGTCAGCTGGTGAGTCCGGTGTACCGGGCGAACTGGGGATTGCAAGGACGTCCTCCAGTGTTCCTGTTGAACCAGGATGTGCAGGAAGCGTTGCAAAGCCTGGTGATGGGAACGCAGGCGATCCGTGACCTGGTCGACCGTGGACTGCCGGTGCCAGTGCAGTACGTGCTGCAGCTGGGGATGATTCCGGAGGCGGTGGGCGGTGAAGCTGTGCTGCAACCGTACGGCGGACAAAGTACGGGCGACACAGGACTGGACAACCAGCTGCGCTCAATGCGGGATGTGGTGAATGCAGGCGGTGAGATCGATCCAGAGGAAATGATCAAGCTGATCGATGCCGTGGAGCGGGCGGCGGTGCGGTCGCTCGATGGAAAGAAAACTTTAATAAGCGGTGACGCTATTAAAGAAACCGGCGAGAATTTTAATAACGGCGATGTCAAACGAGAGATCCTTCACGGTGTTCAGGATGACGTCAAAGGCGGAGAAACCCGGGGAACGAACAGACACAGCGATTCCCCGGGCCACCCGGACATGCGGGCCACCGAGGGTGATGATGAGGAACAACCGCGGGAGCTGAACGAACGTGAACGCCGAGAAGAGCTGGAGCTGGTGGACGAAACACTGGTGCGTTTCGCATACGACGGGATGGAGGACGCGCGGTTCACGATCGATCAATGGGTGGCGGACGGACTGGCGGAACTGAGCGAGGTGTACGACACGCTGGACGATGACGCCGTTGCCGAGTTCAGCCTGGACAGCGAATACGAGGAAGCATTCGCCGAACCGTTGACGATGAGCGGAGTGAAGGGTGCATTTGTGGGAGCTGCGGCAGACGCGGTGGCGTGGCTGAGGACGACAGGCACAGGACAGCGAAGCCGCGTTGTCGGTGGTAACGCGAACAAAAAGACAGGATTCGGTGCGCGAGCGGCTGCGGTACAGCGTGACGAGACGGTCGTGGACCGGTGGCAGGACGACACATGGGATCTGGCTGCGGTGATCTCGCTGGTGGACGGATTCGACGGACCGTTGGCTGCGGCAGCGGAGGTGGAAGGCTGGACGGTATTGACCCGGGCGGACTTCGACAAGTTGCGTGCGAAGCACCAGCGTCGGGCACTGACGGTCGCATACACAGAGCGGATCACGATCGAGCAGGTGTTCAAGGCACGCCTGGTGGACGCGTTGAACGAGGGCTGGGATTTCAGGCGGTTCAGGTCGGAAGTGATGGCAGCTGTGGAAGGGTATCGCAGCAACCATCTCGAGACAGTATTCCGGACGAATACGGGGAAAGCATTCGCACTGGGCAAACGTGAGTCTCAGTTCGCAAACGAAGCGGTGGTGCTGCTGGAGTATTCGGCGGTGATGGACAGCCGGACACGTCCTGATCACGCGGCGCTGGACGGTTTGCGGTTGCCGAAGGACGATCCGTTCTGGAACAGTCACTATCCACCGTGGGATTTCAACTGCAGGTGTGTCGTGATCAGCGTATTTCCCGAGGATGAACTGGAACGGACGCCGGAGGATGAAGTGCCGTCAGTTGAACCGGGGTTCAACGGGTGAGGGTTTCGTCTCACGTCTCTCGTTCCTCGAAAGACTAAAGACGAAAAACGAACAGCGATAAACGGATATAAACGGGTGTTGAAATGGATGTGAAGCGGGAAAAGGTGATTGCGGCGCGGGAATTGGAAGGCGTGGTGGTGCGTGCGGACGTACTGGCGATCGAACCGGTCGCGGCTGAACAGTTCCTGCCTGAACAGGAGGATCTGGAGGCATTGGGTACGCTAATGCGCCACCCGGTGCCGGAGTCAGAACTGGACGCTGAACGTTGGCGTGTGATCCCGTTTCACGTGACGGACGACCTGGTGTGCAGTCACGGACTTCGCTTCCGGACAGAACAGATGCGCACGGTGGCAGAAATGCTGACCGGATGCCCGGTGCTGGAAGCACACGACACGAGCAAACCGGTGCTGGGACGGTGGGTGAGAACCGGGACAGCGTTCACGGATGGCGTGGACAAGTGGCTGACAGGTGATAATGCGCGTGCACGGGTAGTGACAGGACGTGCAACGCTCTTGATGCCGCACGCTGACCGGCTGGTGGACCTGTACAAAACACGTGTGATGAACGCGGTGAGTATAGGATTCCGTCCCAGCGGGTACACGTGCAACATCTGCGGGAAGAATTGGTTCGAATGCAGTCACTGGCCGTTCGAGGAATACGACAGCCAGGTGTGTTTCGTGTGGGCGGAAATGACCGGTTCGGACGCAGAAGTGCTGGAAGCATCACTGGTTTACGCTGGCGCGAGTCCGGCGAGCGGGATCGATGAACGGACGCGGACGGTAGGTGATTATGTCGTCGCGGACCAGGACAGCGACTGGCGTGAGCAGCTGGCAGCAAGTGTGCACGATGCGGATGGGCTGATCCAGCGGTGGACGGGTGGTGCAACGATTGAAAAACCAAACGATACAGGGCAGGGTGCGGAGGATGTTGAGATGACTTTCGACGAACGGGATGTGGAAATCCTGACGAAACAAGGGTTCGATCCGGAGACGGCGTCGGCTGACGACTTGAAAGCGGCGTACGGGAAGGAAGTGGAGGTCGCACGTCAAATTGCTGATGAGGCTGAAGCGTTGGCGGCGAGCGCGGAAGAGAAACGCGCAGAGATGGAGCTTGAACGTGCTGCAGACAAGCAGGATGCGTTCAAGGCGAAGCTGGAAGGCAGGTTTGCACCGGCGATCGTGAACGGTGCGATGGCGCTGGCGTATCCCGAGGACGACCTGGACACCGAACAGTTCGGCGAGAAGCTGAACGAATTGCTGGAGACGGCTGTGCAACTGTCGAAGGACGGAACGTTGTCGGCTGAGGCGCTGGGTGCGCATGCTGAGGGGAACAAGAACCCGTCACAGAGCGGGAACACGTTGCCAGAGAACGCGAGCGGAGCGGAAGGTTCTGCGTGGATCGAAGCACGTGCGCAGGAACTGATGAAGGATGACGACACGCTGACGCTCGAGGCGGCGCAGCAACGTGCGGAACGTGAACTGAAGAAGCAATTGAAAGGCGAGTAATTCTCTCGCTCTTGAATTAGTGGCACTCTCGGGTGAGTGCTGATAAGCGGTGAGGTGAAGGATGGGAAATAACTTTGCGGGTCACCAGAACTGGGGCTCTTTTTCAGTGGCTGCTGGTGCTGCAATTACTGCACGATCGTTCGTGAAGTGGAGTTCGGGCGCGGTGATCATGACGGCTGCGCAGGGCGAAGATGCTGACGGCTATGTGCTTGAAGCAGTTGCGTCTGGTGCAATCGCGGATGTGATCGTGACTGGCATTGTACCGGTACGTGTCAAGACAGCTGCGAGCTTCGCTCAGGGCGACTGGCTGACACCGAGTGCCACCACTGACGACGGTATGTGCGAGGAAGCCGCGTCCGGTGATTACAAGGTCGGCAAGATTCTCGAGGCACCGTCTGCGGACGACGACCACGTGATGGCTGTGATCAACTGCATCAACGGCGACATCGCGGCGTAAACACGCGGCGGTGGCGTGATGAGGTTGTGACGAAGCAGTGATGAAGCAAGGAAAGAGAGGAAAATATGGGCAAGTGGTTCATCGATCCGGGATTAACAAATCTGGCGGTGACAAAAGGAACCGGTGGCGGATTTGCGTCGGAGGTGATTTCACCCCAGGTGCAGGTAGTGAAACCATCCGGTGAATATCACACGTTCCTGGGCAACGAAGCTCTGACGGACGATGTCGAGACGGAAGTTGCACTTGATGGCAGTCCACACTACGTGAATCTGTCTTCGAGCACGGACACCTATTCGGCGACTCTGCACAAGCTGGCGAGCCGGATTCCGTTGCTTGAGGAAGACACGGAAGATGTGGTCGTACGTCAACGTCAGCGCAAGACGAACATGCTTGTGAACAAGCTGCGGATCGGACGTGAAAAGGCAGTCAAGGCGATCGTGCAGGATTCCACAATCGCCGACGCAACGCCGACGACAAAGTGGGACGCCTCCGGTGCCGAGATCGAAAAGGATATCGACAACGCGAAGGAAGCGTTCGTGAAACAGTGCGGTGTGGAAGCGAACGGTATCCTGATTCCGCCTCACGTGTCATATCCGGTGAAGCGTGATCCTTCTGTCCGTGAGCTGCGTAAGTACACGGAACCGGGATTGCTGTTGAACGGCGATCTGCCTCCTGTGCTGTTTGGACTGAACGTGGTCGTGCCGGGTGCAATCAACCAGACGGCAAATCCGGGACAGACTGCTGCGCTCGCGCGTATCTGGTCGGACGACACCGTGATCCTGTTTTACAACGAACAGGATCCGGGCACGGATAGTCACTTGCTGTCCGCACAGTTCCGTGTGATGCTGGCACGTGGCAACGAGCTGATCAACGACGGCAATGGTGCGCCGATCCGTATTCGCCGGTACGTGGATGATGAGCGTGAGAGCGAAATCGTGGAAGCGGCAATCTGGCAGGATGAGGAGCTGGTGAGTGCAATCTTCGGTTATCACCTGCTCTCCGTGCTGACCTAATCTTGACGGGATTTGAGAGATCCCGATTACAAAGAGGGCGGTGTGGGGCGTGTCACTGACGACCCGTCCCACCCGTCAGCACACGAGGTTGATATGAAGGTTGAATTCATACGCAGTGCGAGCTTCGGAGCGGCGGTACGTCAGCCAGGCGATGTGCTGGACCTGCCAGACGTTCCGGCAAAGGCACTGCTTAAGGGCGATAAGCACGGACCATTCGTGCATAAATATGATCCGGAACACCCGTACGAAGCACCGGCTCCGACAGCGGAAGTGCTGGACGCGAAGGACGCACTGATTCAGAAGTTGCAGGAGCAGTTGGACGGTGCCAGTTCTGATTCGTTCGACACAGCTCCGGTTGCTGAGGTCGCGCAGGGATTACGCAGTGACCTGACAAAGGCAGCTGCGGCTGATGCGCTGGACGCGTGGCTTGGATCGTTCGCCGGGGACGGCGAGGAGGGTAACGATGAAGAGTAAATGGATTCTCGGCATCGTGCTGGTGTTGATCGCGGTCTCGGTAGCGTTCGCACAGCTGTATCCGAAGGTGAATCCGGGAACGTGGTTTCGCGGATCAATCCTGGTGGATGAGGATGCGACGATCTCGGATGATCTAACGGTCAGCGATGACGCAACGGTGGGTGACAACCTGACGGTCTCGGGAATTGTGGCAGGTGGTGTGTTCGATGCAGGCGCTGCGACGGTTGCGAGTGCGGCAACATTAACGCTGGGTGAAGCTGGGCTGGTGACGATTACCGGCACCACAACGATTGACAGCTTTGACACTGCGAGCACACTACCGGATGGAGCATCTGCGGACCTGCTGTTCACTGGAACGGCTGCTGCAACCGGATTGGATGACGACAAAACAAAAGGGCTGGCGTTGGCAGGTGATTTTGCTTTCAGCCCGGATGATGTAGTGAGAGTAGTGCGTTCCGGCAATGTCCTATATGAGGTCAGTCGCAGCGCGAACTGATTACAACGGGTGACCCGGACGCGGGAGTGTGTCCGGGTGCACCTGTTTCATGCAAAAACAAACGTCAAACGAGAGATCCTTCTCGGCACTGCGTGCCGTCAGGATGACACAAAAAGCATTGCGGTGGTGAGGAATGGCGAAACGGACGAAGACGGCGAAGGTTGAAGCGTACAAGGTGAGGGTGCCGCAAGCGAAGCTGCCAGCCGAGATGACGGAAGCTGAACTGCAGGATGCGCTCAACCACGGCTGGGTCGAACGAGTGATGGTTTCGGTGCCGGTGCAGGAACAGCCAGACGAAACGGATGAGGACAGCAATGGGTAAAATCAAGCTGAAAATTCCGGTCAACCATGAAGGCGTAATTCACCCTGAAGACAGTGTTGTCGATTGGGGTGACGAGTGAGCTGGTCCGCTGACGACAGTGACGATCGGGTGGTCGCAGTCCGTGCGCAAAGCAAAGCCGCACGTGGGCAGCAGACAACGTGGCCGTTCGCAACGCTGATTGTGTTCTGGCTGAACGCACTGCAGGAGGTTCAGTCCGAGATGTACCACTCAGCGGACGATGTGGACGACTGGGCAACGGAAGGAACCTGCCCGGCAAGTGTCGAACGTCTGGTAAACGAGGGGGGAGCGTTACTGGTCGACCTGGACGCGGCAAACGGGGGCGAGTTCGAGGAGAAGACTGAGAAACAGCTCGAACAGTGGCGTGCGAAGATCCGTGAATATTCGAACGGCGACAAGGTGTTGCTGGATGACAGCGGCGATCCGTTAAACGAGGTCGCACGTGGGCACCAGGTGACAGATACCGAACGGGACGAGATGGAAGATGACGGGTACATCGTGCGGACGACGGAAGGTTATCAGCCGGAATACTAGGAAGTACAAAGTACAGAGTCGAAAGTAGAAAGTATTAAGTCAAGGGCGATTGAAACCCGGGGCAGGCCCCGGGCCACCCGGACGGAGAAGTGATGGCGGTCGTGGAAACAGGAAATCCGTACCAGGACGCGAGCATGAATGTGCGTGCGGTACTGCGTGCGGACACTGATGTGACGGCGCAGATCGCGAGTGCGAGCATCGACTGCGTACTGCGAACCGAGTTCAAACGTCATACCCTGCCGCGGATCGATATCGGACCAGCAGGCGTCGAGGAAGAGCGTGACGGGGTGAACACGATCCAGACGGCAACGGTGCCGGTGATTGTGTGGGTTGTAAAGGTGGACACGACATCAAGCCCGGAGTTCGACCAGGTGACGGACCTTGTCGGACTGATCCGGACGGCATTGCTGGCGGATCAGCAGGTGAGTGTGGCGGACGAGGGACAGGTGGCGAACGGGTGGGGGGATGAGTTTGTGGGTTTGTCGGGGGATTTGTTCGAGGCACAGGAAGATGAGAACAGCTTCGTGATTGGTGCGGAGCTTGAAGTTGTGATCGAAAGAACTGTGAATACACTGCAGCCCGGACAGTACAGCGGGTAGGCACTCAGACTGATAACGGAATGAAACCCGGGGCAGGCCCCGGGCCACCCGACGACGGGTAAAGGAGTGAAGGATGGCACAGACATACAAGGACCAGGGCTGGTTTGGTGAGGGCGCGGTCGTGTTCGCGGATTCGAGCAGCGTTTATCACCTGGGCGCACTGGTGAAGAGCGCAAGCCTGGAACAACTGGTGGAAACGTCTCAGTTCCGGACGAGCGACAGTCACATGCAGCGCGGTCGCACTGATGTGATCGGATACCGGATCCGCATGGACGCGGAGATTGTTGATCCTGAGCTTGAAGCGAAGATCCTGGGCGGATCGTTAGAGGTGGGCAGCAAACGCCTCGAGTTCATGGAGAAGGGCACGATCGCCTCAGACGATATCACGTTGACGAACGGCGGCGGCAGCGGCGAGGCTGTGATCAAGATCCTGAAGGTGATCGGCAGCAACGGCAAAGAATACAAGCAGGTCGCGGCGTCGAGCGAAGTGGCGGATGAGAGCTTCAGCCTGAGTGGTGCGGTATTGACGTTCAACGGCAGCGACACGAGCACATTCGCATACGTGACATATGCGTGGTCGTCGACGACGGGAGCATCAGCTACCGGTCAGAAGCTGGAAATTCCAGTGCCGAAGATCACGGACGATCCGGTACAGTGGACGGTATTCCTGAGCAACCGGATCATCAACAAGCGCACCGGTGCACATGTGACGAACGAGGTGATCGAAGCGACGCACTGCTACCTGCAGAACGGATTCACGCAGCCTATCGGATTCAAGGAATCCGGATCGGTCGAGCTTGAGTTCGAGGTTGCGCTGGACAGCGCAGGTCAGCTGGTGAAGCACTACGGCGACACGCAGATTCCGGTGCTGAAGGATGCGGCGAGCTAACAACTGCTGATACTGCCAGATTGTGGGAGTAGCTGCAGACGGATTATATCCCGGGCCATTGCTGGCCCGGGCCACCCAGGAAAGCGGGAGTGATGTATGGGTGCACGGTATCACACGAATATGCGTGTGCAGGGGCTTGGATTTATCGCGTACAAGCCTCCGAGTGGCAGTTTCTGGCTGTACTGCGGCGCGTTGAGTGACTGGTCGATCACTCCTGCAGCAGATGAGACGGTCAAGATTCCGCACGCAGACAGTTATGAGAACGACGAGGTGCTGGTCGGGATCGATCGTTTCGCAACGGCAACTATCCAGGAAGCGACGCCGGCACTGATCGCGGCGATGTATGGTGAAAGTGTCGCAACGAGCGCTGTCAAGCAGGTTGTAATGCGTGAGGAAGCGACTGTCGCTGCGCACATGGCAGGTTATTACGCTGTAACGCTGACGTACACGGACAGCGGGCTGGAAGTGATGCGGGTGACGACGGATGACGGGACCGTGCTGGATGAAACATCCGGCACGGTGACGATCAACGAGGAGTTCAAGGTAGTCGACACGGGCTCTGGGTACGGTCTGCAGCTGGCACCGGATGACGAGACAGCGCCTACCTATGGCAAAGTGTACGTGACGTACCGGCATACCATGACCGGCGGCGAACGCATTGCATTCACAGCAAATCCGACGGGCGGACTGCCGAGCTTCCGTCTACTGCTGGTGAACGAACAACGTGACCTGATCAGCCGTAATCACCTGGATTATCGCAACTGGGAGATCGTTGACGCGATGCTGCACAAACGTCCAAAGTTCGGCGGAAGCGTGCGTGACCTGGAAGGTCTGCAGCTGGAATTCCGTGTGCGGAACCAGCAGACGAACGACCTGAGTGTGGACTTCGGCGATGTGATCAGGGACGTCTAAATAAATGGCGGGCGGAAATGACACCTGAACAGGAAGCAATGCTGATCGTGATTGTTGATAAGCAACAGGAAGATCACGAAAAGCTGTGTGAATTGCACGAGCTGGTGTGCGGTAACGGTGTCCCGGGATACGGCGAACGTCTGCGACTAGTGGAACGGGAACAGAACTCTCAGCGGAACAAGAAAAACCGCTGGCTGGATCGTGTCGGGGCACCTGTGCTGGCGAGTCTGCTGACAGGCGGGTTGTTCTGGGTGTGGACGCTGGTTGGTGGGTAGCACTTCAACACCCTGCAAGATCGAGATGGTAGATAATCCGCGCTTGCGAGCAAGCACGGGCAAACTGATGGTAAATGGGTGACGGATGTCGATTGCAACGGCGACACCAGCAAGTACAGGGAAACCCAAGTTCAGCCATTCTGTCGGCGGTGGTGAAAATTATACCATCGTGTCCGAATGCAACGTGCGGGTGTGGTATGAGCCGGTGTATAACTCGTCGGAAGTGCTGGTGGTGGCCGGAACGAATAATGGACGAAAGATCCGGACACCAATCGGATTTCGTTTCAACTGTGAGATCAAAATTCACCAGAGTACACGTGCAGAATGGCTGGACCTGGCAGAAGTGTGCAACTGGATCGTGGACGAGGAAAAGGCAGTGACTCTGCGACCGTGGACAGGGCACACGTCCGGCGAATTCGACACGGTTGTGCTGCTGGACAGTCCGCTGCCAATAGATCATGTACATGGACGCAAGCTGGCTGGCTGGAGTGGCCTGTTACGGTTCGTGGGCAAGGATATCGACACAAGCCTGCCCGAATCCATTGCGGCAGGGTGAGTGATCCGTGGAATGCCCGAGGGGGGTGAAATGATTCACAAGCGGGTGTTGTGGGTGGGGGGTGTTTGGCTGGCAAGTTTTCTGATCGGTATATGGGTTGGAACGGTTGCGGAAATGACCGGTTCGGACTACGGTGGCGGTGTTGCATACACGGATACGACTGTGGTTTACGACTCGGTGACTGTTGAAATCCCGCGGATGGTGGATGTATTCGACACGACATACATCGAGGTCGAAACACATATCGCAGGCGAGGCTGAGGTGATCATCCCGGCAGGGACGGTGGTGGGTGAGGAACCGCTGGAAGTGCGTTTCAGGCTGGATGTGGACGAGCACGCGATGCTTGAGCAGGGACGCAGCGAACACCGTGAAGAGACGGTCCAGGTTACGCAGGTGAGCGAGGAACGCCGTGGAATACAATTCTCGGCGGCGGGTAGTGGATCCGGTGACGACGGCTGGTTGTATGCAGGCGGGGGTTTGCGAAGCATGATCAGCTTTGATGAGTTGAAATGGCAGCCGTATGTGCATGTACGTGCTGAGATTTTGGATTTGTGGGGTGTGCAGGTGGAAGCGAATGTGGACTGGGAACCGCAGGGCATAGTGACGGCTGGTGCGGGTTTGCTGGTGGAGGTGTGGTGATGGGCAAGTGGTTTCAATCACAGCGAATGCGGATGAACCTGGTGGCGCTGGCTGCGGATCTGGTGTTTGCGGGTGTGTGGGTTCTGGCGAAGTGGCCGGTGGGCGATTACGTGATTTTCACCGGTGGACTGCACGCGATGATCACTGCGACGAGCGGGTGGAAAACGATCACGGACAACACGGGTTTGAAGCAGACGGTGACGGTTGGGTCTCAAGATAATGGATGATCCGCGTTGCCAGAGGCAACACGGGCAAGAAATATGGGTGATGGATGAGTACGAAAATACTTGAAAACCTGCGGCAGAAGGCGGCGGAAGCACTCGGAATTGACTGGGAAGCGGACATCGGACGGCTGGTGTTCACAGCGTACGACACGGACGCGGACGGCAACCAGGTCAAGATCGAGATTCCGATCCCGAGTTCGCTGGGGATGGAACGCCTGATGATGATCCCGGAGCTGGACGACCGTGAGGAATATGACAGCGACGAAGCATTCGCAATGGCAGCGAGTCGCAGACGTCACGAGTTGAAAGCGGTGCTGGACTGGGATGCAGCACAGATGAAGTGCGATCCGGACAGTCCGGAATGGCCGGCTCTGCCGGTATATGACAGCCCGGAATGGCGGATTGCGGTGCAGAAGGCGGGAGCATCGCTACGCATGCACCTGGTGACACCGTGGGAACGTGCGGTCGGGGCAATGTTTGCCGAGATCCAAAAAAAAAACCTCGACAAACTGGCGGCGGTGGCGGACGAAGCGTGGGAGATACACGGGCAGCAGCTGCAGGGCTCGCGGAACGGTTCGGCGGAATTCCCTTCGTCTGGATGAGGATGCCAGTACTGGCATTCTTTGCGGTGCTGCAGGGTGTGGCTGATGTGGACGCAGAACGAGAACGGCAGATGGAAGAGGCGAAGAGAAGTAACTGAAGTACAGAGTAGAAAGTACGGAGTAGAAAGACAGGTCAAGGGCGGAAGTAAGTACAGAGTAGAAAGACAGGTCAAGGGCGATTGAAACCCGGGGCAGGCCCCGGGCCACCCGACGATCAGGATGACTGATTAACTGCAATTAATGACAGAATACGGCAGTAACTGCAGACAGATACTCAACAGGTGATTGATGGCGCGACGTGGTGAAGACGTACGGTTAAAGCTGAAGGTGGACGGCGCTGGCAAGGCGTCGTCTGAGCTCACCCGTGTGCAAGGCGCAATCAAGGGCGTGGGAATCGCAGCCGCAGCGCTGGGGACGGCGTTCGCAGCGTTGCGAACGATGGAACGTGTCGCCGAGTTCGGGCAGCTGGCGGGCGCATTCAAGACGGCAGAAGCAACATTCAATCGTCTCAGTGAAGCGGTCGGACGTGACGGTGTGGCAGACTTTGCCAAGCTGGAACAAGCTGCAGACGGGATGATCGGCAAGCTGAAGCTGATGCAGCTGGCAGTACAGGCGACGAATGCGGACCTGGGGTTTGATGGGCTGGTGACGGCGATTGAGTTTGTGACAGCATACGCACAGTCCACCGGGCAGGATTTCGAGAAGTATATCGACCGTGTGGTGACCGGGTTGATCCGTGGTTCGGCGCAGTTGCTGGACGATGTGGGGATCAATGTGATGGGTGCGGCTGATGTGACGTCCGCGGCGATCGACCAGATGCGTCGCAAAATGAAGCAGCTGGGTGCTGATGAATCAACGTCCGCGATTGAATCGCAACGTCTGGCGGCGGAATTCAATAATCTGAAGTTGCGGATCGGTGAGTTGATCGATAAGCCGCTGGCAAGCTGGATGCGATCAGTGGCGAATTCCATCAGCCAGATCGGATTGACGGAGCTGGAGCGCAGAATTGAGCTGCTGAAGGAGATGGGTCTCGAATACAAGCACCTGGCGGACCAGCTGAAGCAGCAAGAGCTGGAGACGTTACGCGGAAGGCTGGAGTCGATTGCAAATGCATCAGGCGGGCGACCTGGGTATTCGGGGCGCAACGCCTGGGACTCAAAGTTTGTCGTGGGTGGTGATGGCAGCGAGAACGCGTTTGGCAGGCAGAAGGCACGCCTGGCGCGTGGTGGTGATCCAGGTGCGGTTCAGGCAGAAATAAACAGGACTGTCGCTGCGATGCAGGCAGCGTCCGGAACAGCGTCTGCGAGGCAGTTGGAAGGGTATCGTGCGCAGATCAGGGAACTGGAAGAGATCCTGGTGCTCATGACACAGATCGCACGGTTGGAGTCGGGGGAAGCTGCTGGTGGTGGTGGTGGCGGCGGTGGTGGTACTTCGACTCCAGGCATGTTCAGTGGCGAGAAGGTTGACCTGCTGACCCGTTTCCGTGAAGAGATGGCGGAAATGAGTGCAGATGTGGCACTTGGGAACAAATCGCTGGCGGACCGGGAAGAGTTGCTGGAACAGTGGGGACCGTTACTGAAGAACCTGGAAGGTGGCAGTCTGGCTTTCAAGCAGGAGCAGGTGGGTTTGAACCGGGAACTCGCACGTCAATCGGAAACAGCGAGCGGACAAGCGTTGAATGCAGCACTGCGTGAATCGAATGCAGCGCTGGGTACGAGTTCTGATATCTTGACGATGACGGAATCTGAACGTCAGGAGCGGCTGGTTCAATCGCTGGCAGTGCTGGAAACACTGCACGAGCAAGGCATACTGAACGCGGAAGATGAGCGACGTTTGCTGGAGCAGATGGACGAGTTGAAGGGGGAATTGACTGAAGCAGAGATCGAGCGTGTACGTCAGGTTGCGGGAATTATAGATCAGTCGATCGGAAACGAATTGCGAAATCAAATACGGCTGCTGATGCAAGGAGAAAATCAGTGGGATAAGTTTTTCCAGAATCTGTGGCCGCAGCTGGCAATGATGATCGCAGAGCTCACTATTATCAAATGGCTGATTGATGCCATAAGTGGCAGTTGGCTGAATTTTATTCCGATGGGTGGTGCTGGTACTGGCGATGTCGATTTGGGTGACGGTGTAAAGGGTGGTGGCGGTGTCACTGATCTTGGTGGTAAAGGTGGTGGTGGATTTGCTGGTTTGAATGAAGGATTGCCAATCCCGGGACCGGGAGGTGGCGGTGGACGCGGTCCGATAATAGTCAAAATCGATGGCGAAATAAAATCTCTGGCGCGGTATTACGTGGATGTTGTGGAAGAAGGAGAACGACAAGCGAATGAAAAACGCGGGAGGTTACACGGATGAGTTTTACAGTACGCTTGATGCGTGAACCGTCCGGCGGTGGCTTAACATTCGAGGATCTGGATGTTCTGGAAGAGATAGAAATTCGTCGCACCATGAGGAACAGAACACCCGGCATCATTGACGCTGACGACATTGAGATTGTGTGTCACGATCCGGACCGAACGGTTTTTGACCTGATCACCAGCGATGAGTCCGGCTGGGCAGCCGACAGCTACTGGGAATTGCGGATCACAGAAATTCCCAGCACAATCCGGGTCCGTGACTGGCCGGTACGGAAGGCCCGTTGCACGCACAATACAGTGTCCGGAATCACCGCTATGGTGGCATACGACCCGCTGACGTTGATGCGTGACCTGAAGGCGTCCGATGTGTGGACGGCTGCACGTTCGACGACATTGTACGACTGGGGCGACTTGACGGGCGACAGGTGGTATCTGAAGGACTTCATCGAAGAAGCGCTGACGACGATCGGAATCACCAGTGTGGTGTATGACTGGGAGTTCGGTGCGGCGCTGGACCATCCGCTGGAAAATTACATCCGCAACGCAGGCGGCTGGGACGCGTACACATTCCCGGATCCGTACGACGCGTTCGCAATACGAGTCGAACGCGACGATGAGAATTCAGATTACGATCCAATGACGGTTTCAGGGTACTGTTGGGATACGATCGAACATTTCCTGCTGTTGCTGGGGTTGATCATGCGGTGGGATGACAGCGGCACAGTATTGATTTCAAGTCTGGACCGACTTCCATTCGCAAGCCTGGGAACGTTAACACTGACCAGCGAGGACGTGCTGAAACAACAAACGCTGGAACGGGTTGGGGATGCATTAGGCGACTGGCGCGGCGTGTATGCGCACCATGTTCGCGCGAGCACGGACTATGAGGACTCTGCGGGTGATGTGACGGACACGGACATCCAGGAAGGAACGTCGCGTGACATCCATATC